TCATCTTGGTCTAAAATTTTTGTATCGCTTGCTTTAAATTTACAAGCATACCAATCTTTGTTTTCTTTTGCTTGTTGGTATAATTCAAAAAAATAATTTCTGCCTTTTGGTGTTCCTATAAACACACACCATCCTTTTCGGTCTGCCAAAGCTGGTCTTATGACTTCTGGAAATATGGTAGGCTTAATACTTTGTGTTTCATCAAACACACATCCATCTAAGAAAATTCCTCTCAAAGATTGATCGTTCTCAGCCCCTAATATTGTTATCCTTGCACCATTAGGTAAATCGCACCTAAGCTCACTTTCGTTGAATTTAGTGCCAGGTATTTTACCAGCGTATGTTTTTATGTAATCCCAAGCGGTGGCCTTTCCCTGTTTGAATGTGGGCGAAAGAAACGCATATCTGGGGTTAGGCAAGGGATTTGTTAAAGCTGCTTTCAGCATATGATTTATGGTCATTACTGTTTTGCCAGCTCTACGATGTAGCACTAAAACACTAAATCGGTGCTTATCAATTTTTCTGTGCAAAAAATTTTGTAATTCTCTTGGTTTGTATGGAATGACTATGTTTGCCATTTTAAAACAAAACCCCCTAATGTACTGTGACACCTCTAGGTACATTTAATAATTGTTCTATTCCAAGATCATCCATAATGTGATGTGAAAAATATCTGCACTCAGTTAAATCATTGAAACCGCCAAAGTGTACTACAACGCTATTGGTAGACTCCATAATGTAGATAACTGCTGAATATCCTTGTTTGCCATCTTCATAGTCGAACATATTAAAAACCCTTGTTTATTTGTGTGTAACATCCCTAATTTTTTTTTTAGTTACCGATATAGCTTTGGGGTATGGCTTCGTTCAAAACCCCCCAAAATCTAGGTTTAGAACTAAAAACTGATTAGTAATCAATTGGTTTAGTCTATTAACCTTGATAAATAATAATTTTATTATGCCGGTATAGTTTTGGTATAGCTTAGCTCTAATATTTTCTGTAGTTTAGAATGATTATAAAACAAAATGTGAACATTTAAACCTTAGCTATAAGGTTCGGTGTGCTAGTTTCATCTGCAACTCACATAATATTAAACTAATACCAGTAAAATCAATAACTTCTACTTATCCCACTTAACAACTAATGGAGTATTTTTATCAAAATTTAATGTAGTTGCATCCCTTTTAGCATAGTATTTGGGTGCAATACGCTCTGATTTCCACTTACTTAGATCAACAAATGACTTAATTAAATGTGTTTGTCCTAAATCTGTCTTTTCTTTAAACTTACTATTCTCAATACTTTCATTTAATAAATCTTGTGCATCACTTAATAAGTATTCAATTCCATCTGTTTTAGCATCTTCATATTGTTGCCTTAAACTAGGATCTTTTCTCATCCATGATCTAAAGGTTTCCCAACATGGTCTATCTTTAGCTTTATTAATTGGTGTCAAACATGATCTGATTGATTTACCAACAGCTAACTCAGATAGGATTTCTTTGATCAGAGTCTTGTTGTACTTAGTTTTATTAGCCATTTTATTAATCTATTTCTGGTTGTAATACTGTTAGTGATAGTGTTTAATAGTGTTATCAACTGATTCTAACGAATCAAAGGAGAGAAATATGTTTAATAAAAATAAAATACTAACTACTCCAATTGTTATGTTTAGAGTTCCTATTCTTAAATACTACAAGAACAAGGATAAGTTCAAATCAGCATTAAACAATAGGAAAGAGTTAAAAAAGCTTAAATTAAAAGACTTTAAGCCTATCGAACATTAATAATCATAGTGGGGTGTAACCTAAGAGAGAGAGAAAGAAAGAAAGGAATAACCACCCCACAATATGATTCAAACTAAAAAAAAAGGTTTTATAAAAAACACTTATTTCAAGTATAATTTTTTTCTCTTACTTATTTGATAATTTGTCAAATCGTTTGCAAATATTTTTTAAGATTATTGTTAGCTATCACACAAGTATCTACTAATGCTCTGTGGTATGTGTATCTAATTTTCTCATGGCTATCACCAATATAAAATCTTTTAAGCTGCCTAAAGGATCTGTATGGAAAGTGTCTTAAATACATTAACTCTCTTTGCTCCTTTTTAGTATCAATTAAAAGGAGAAGTACGAATTCATAGATAGATAACTGTCTTGATGTTGCAACAATCTTAAGTCTAGCAGTAGAGGTTGCCGAATCTTTGTAGGTATTTTTATCTGGTGCTACATCTAACATTTGAAAGTTAGTAGTACATACTGGTTTCTTTACTCCTGGTGATATTCTATCCACAAATGCTGCAATACTTAAAAATCTATCTAATTCATCTGTAGTTAATCTAGCTGTAATCATTGTTTGTAAATATCCTCTATGTATTGGTTGAATCTATCTTTACTGAGTGATTTTTGTTTATTTTTTATTTCTTTATTAAGATCATGTTGTTTTCTGTTCTTAATTCTACTGTCTTTAGCTTTTTTGTAATAGAAGTTGGTATTTTTAACCATATTACCTATTATTTTTTTTATTTTATCTTTTTGCTCCATATATATTATTTTCTATTAAGTATTTTCTATTTAAGACCTACAAAAATTGTCCCCCATGACCTAAAAAAATTGACTACCGAACTTTAGGATTAAGGTTAATTACAGCCCCCCTGTTAATTTCTTGGGATAACTTTTTGTTGTGTATTTTTTCTTTAATAGATTTACTAATTCTACTTCTTTTGCCATTATTCATGCGTATAATCTGTTGCATTTTTTCTTTATCAAATGTGTAATTGTTAGCTCTATTACGATTAGGTTGATGCCTTGCAACCAAGCCAAACATAGTTAAATTATCTAGGTATTTTCTAAGCGTTGCCTCAGATTTAATACCAGTTCTACGCAATAAATATTTATTAGACACATTAACGCCATGCTTACAGTTTTTGAACCTACTAATTAAAATGTACAAAAGCTTTTCATGGCTATTAAGTGTAAGGTTGTCTAGCAAATCAATATTAACCTTTTCAAAAGTCCAACTCATATTCTTAGTTCCTTATTTTCAGCAGTTGGTTTAAATTTATCTGTTTGGTTGCCCCAAATATCCCAACCTGGTGTAACTGTTCTGCTAAACATTTCTAATCTTGGCAAATCTCCACAAAGTTGTACGATTTTATCCCTAATACAATCAGGCTTCCTACTGTGTTCTCTAATAGGCTCATAAATTACCTGGTGTATGCCCTTGTCTAGTCTTTTGGGTTTGCCTTTAGTACCTAATAAACAAATCTCAGCGTTACTCCTTGTCCAACCACCCATCCCCCAAAAACTATCAAATGAATCTACTGGAAAGAATGATGCTTGCTTAACATCTGTTCTACGATTAGTTTTAATCCAAACAAAGGCACAAGTTTTTAATTCAAAGCCCCAAGATTTAACAACATCTAAACCCTCTTGCAGTAGTGGGAAAGTTGCCCACATAAATAAAATACTATCATCAGCTGTAATATCTTTAACTGGTATAGAACAAATATCCTCAATTGGCATAACTGGATAATGTTGTACTTTTGCTCTTTGCGGTAGCTTGCCATTGTAAGACCAAGCTGGGTCAGCATAAATAATATTGTATTTTTTGTTTGGCAGCTTAATCATCTTCACCACCTTTACCTAGTTCCTCTAATGGTATTTGTAATATTTCAGATGAATAATGGTCTGGGCAATAATGTTTATTGTTTTCTGTAAGCACAGCTGGTGTATCACAATCTTTCATGCAACACTTCTTTGCTGGATCACCATACATATCTAGTTCCATGCTCCATCTTTTAAAAATTTAATTGGTGTTAGTTTTTCTAATCCTAATGAATGAACTTTTGGTCGGTCTGCAATGCCAAAGTCAGTTAAGAATCTGTCAGTACCTAAAACATGGGTGCTATTAACAAAGCCATGAATTTCAAAAATAGGTGCTTTATCAATGACTAAAATGTAAATTTCGTTTGGCTTACTACCTTTTGGTCTAATAATTAAACTGTTATGTTTTTTAGGTAGCTGCGATCTTACTTGTAAATGTATGTCATGAAATATTATGTCAGGGTTAGAGCCATGATTTACATGAAAATTAAAAGCTGTGTCCAGGTAACGACAAACCGCTAATTCTGCACAAGCACCACTAATTGATTTTGCTATTTGATCATTAACTGTGCCTTTATAGTTATGACCCCAGTCTTGTTTTAGTCTTAATGACTCAAATACTCTTAGCAACCCAGTTTGTGAAGCTGCCATAATATCGTATAAATCTAATTTAACTTCTATCATAATAACCAGTTACCCTCCTGGTCTTTGCAGTACGAAGCTACTATCTGTTTATTGTTGTAAATATAAAAACCCCAAACTTGGCCATTACCCTCAGTAAAGTTTGGATTGTCATACCAGGTTGCTTTAGTTTCAAATGCAGTATCGCAATTAGAAAAATTTTTAATTTCTATTTTTTCGTAATTTATGCCTTGAGCTGTCAATAACGCTAAAATTAAAAAGGCTTTCATTTTGCTATGCACCTTTTTATTAATGAAACTAGCTTTGGGTTTTGAATAAATACTTTAGAAAACTCACTACCTATAAAAGTAGCTATTCCCTCCTCACCTAAATTTTTTAAGCGAATCTCTGATTTG